TTTACAGAAGTGTAATAAGCTAAACCAGAAGTTAAACATGGTAAAAATCTAGTTGGAACTTCTAATTGATCATTATAATCACCAGCGTCTTGTATTTTAGTTAAACCATAATACTTAAAAGTGTGTGCACCATCTGGTGTTGGATATAGATACAATGTAGGAGTAGATGCTCCTCTTTCCAAAAAGTATTGTACAGGTGTTCCCTCTGTAGTTTTATTAGATATATTCAAATATTCAGCACGACTAATACGATCAACTTCTATATCAGTTGTTGTATCATTAGTTGTAAATAAAACTGCTTCAAGTATATCAACCAAGTCACTATCAAGTGTGTAACTTGTTGTGCTACCTGTTAGTGTTAATGTTCTAAGCTCAACAGTCCAAAGATTAATACCTCTGTTAGCCCATTCAGCTAACATAATATTAAGTGAACGTCTTGCGCTTTTTAAATCATAACCGGATCTAGAATTAATTCCACACCTTTCAAATGCTTCTTCAATAACTTGATCAACGTCTAAGTTAAAAGTATTAGTACCGGATGTTGCCATTCTTTACCTTTTTCTTTTTCTTTTTCTTTTTTTTAAGAAACTTCTTTTTTTGACCGGGTTTAGATATCTGTTGCGGTATAGAAGATCTACTAATCATTATTAATAGTTTTTAATAAATTCCGCAATACAAGTATATGTGTTACCAGAATCAGCCGCTGCCGCTACTACAAAGTTAACATCATTTTGATTTGAGTTAGAACTAGTATTAGCTGGTATACCACCAAATTCTCTAAAATCCCAATATCCAGAATCAATTAAAGTTATAATAGGAATATCACCATCGGAGTCTTCGTAGTCTAATCTTGCAAATGCATCGCTTCCATCGCCATTAGCACATGACCACCATACTCTTTGTAATGATAAAGTTGATACTGCGGTGCCTGCATTATTGGCTGCTAACGCTGATACGTCGCCAAAAACTGTTGTGCCACCTGTTCCGTCGGATTGAACTACTATTTTTATAGTAACTCTTTTATCGTTTTGTTGTAGGATTGTTGGTCCTGTAACTGTGTCTGCCATGTTCCCTCCTTAATCAAGAACTGTGGGGCCGTAGCCCCACGATATTATTTTATTGGTCTGCGAATGCAGGTACGTCTGCACCTTCAGCGTAGCCCCAAATGTAGTAATTAGTGCTATCCTTCGCCACAATGTTTATTTCAAACAAACCAGTGTCTGTTAGAGTTAATTGTGAGTTGGAGTTTCCATCAGAATAAACAGATACGTTATCTGCATTAGAATCTAAATGAGCAATACCACCTAAAAAGAAATTAGTATTTCCCGGTGTTTTGATAATTACATTTTCTGTTTCTTCCGCAGCACCACCATAAATTAGTTTGTAAGTTTGACCAGCAACTGGTGATGGTAATGTAATTGTTCTGTTAGCACCGATTCCGGGAACTACAAGAATTCTACCACTATGTGTTGCAGCGTCAAGAGTTTTATCTTCATCACCTAAAGCAACTGGTGCATCACCCATAGTGATGATTTCAGTTATTGCTCCAGTAGAAGTATTTTTGCTTACAGTTTTAACTGTACTTTCAGATCTAATAGGACCCGAAAAAGTTGAATTAGCCATTTTTACCTCGTAAGTAAAGTCATACCGTCTCTACGAGCGTCTGCTAGGGCAGTCAGTATAACCAGTTATCCTAGTTGTCTTGTGGGGGTATGAATCCCCCACAAGTTAAGAGTAATTATGCTCCCGGTGAACCAAAGATACCTCTGAAGTCAGAGAACCCGAATGAGTATCTCTCTCTAGATTTGTATCTAACGTTTCCAGTTTCAAAATCGCCTTCCATCTTAGTGGAAATTGGCGCTCTTTGGAAGTGTTTTAATCCATTTGGTGCATCAGTTTTAATGAAGAATGCGTCTGTGTCAGTTAAGTAGTTATTTACTACATAACCTTGAGGAATCATTCCCATGCTACCGATAGCATTAATGTCATTGTCAGAAGTAGCTGTTCTCTGACCAGATTTCATCAATCTTTCAGCAGTGAACTGTAGATTTACTGGAATAATCATTTTTACACCGTTTAGAGCGATTTTTAATCCTCTATCGTCGGTTAATCCAGCAATATCAATCAGTGACTGCTCTAAAGATGTTTCATTTAGGTCAGCAGATGTTGCTAATTCATTTCTGATGTTTCCACCAGTTGTAGGGTGAGCATCAGAACAAAGCTCTACACCGTCGCCACCAGTAAATGATGAATTAAACGCATTGTTTAATACGTTAGCACCTTTTACTTGTTTAGCGTTAGCCATCGAACGCGCTAATGCTTTTGTGTATCTAGAACTGATTGTGTCGTAAAGGTTATCCTCTACTGCTTCTTCAGTAATAGCAAAAGCAAGAGCTATAGTTTCGTGAGTGTATCTCGCAGTGAAAGACTCAGTAGCATCGTCGTAATTTACTCCGCTGCCTTCTGGTTTTACTTGCGCTGTACCGAAACCGGATAGCATTACTTCTTCTTCAAATGCACGATCAGATGTTTCTGTATCGAAAATCTGTTCATGCTGGTTTTCGTATCTGGCATATTCCAAACCGAACAAAGCGTTTAGGCCCGGTTCAAGCTCTTTTACCAGTTGTGATCTAGAAATTGGCATTGAATCCTCCTATTATGCTAGTGCAGTGGTTAATAACCAAGAATGTTCACCAACGTTAGGTACTACGTATGCGTTAACATTTGCAGAGCCTGTATCGCTGTTATTTGGATCCTTGGAGATACCGATTTGTTTAAATTGTCCAGATGTTGTTACAGTAGACGTATCTAATTCCTGTGTAGATCTGCCAGAAAGAGTGCTTCCACTTTGACCAACAAAATCAAAACCACCGAAATTCATCGCTGCTGTGCCTGTACCATCATGTTGAACTTCAAAGACGATTCTTGGATCGTCGTATACGTTAGCTACTATATCAGAAGCATTTGTGCTTGCTGGATAGAAGTTGCTAAACGTTGGTTTACTTGTAGTTGGATCTGTATAGAAACATCCAGCAAATACACCCAAGATTACATCACCTGCGTCGGCACGTTCAATACCGCCAGCGGTAACAGCTTTAACACATTGACCTTGAAAGATACTGTGTCCAAGATTGGCTGCAATTGCATATTCGTTTGTTCTAATCAGACCGCCTGTAAGATGCCTTACGGGTCTAAACCCGAATGCTGCGTCTTTATTTGCCATCGTTATATCCTTTTTTTAAAGGGTTAAGTTTTTTTAGTTCGATGGACAAAAGAGCTAGAAAATTAGTTCTTTTTGTTGCCACCGAAGGTTACACGAGATTGCCTATCTGGTTTAGAGACCGGCATACTGGGGTGTTGTTCCTTTAGTAAATCATTTGCGACCGCTTCTTCTTTATCCAGAACTTGCTGTTTAAAGTAAGCTTCTCGCTCTTTAACGATTTCTACCGGAATTTTAGCCAGTAATAAACCACCAACGCCTATAACACCTTGGTATTTCCCTTCCTGTATTGTCGGATACTGACCATCGTCGGAATCGGCTCTTACGAGTTCAAAACCTTCTCTTAATCGAGCATTCAAATTTTTATTATCTGATTGCCCTAAAGTTTCAGCGCGTATCCACCTATATTTGTACCCATCGGGTGCAGGAGGTGCGTCTAGGGATGACGGGGGTGCCCATGGTTTCCTACGAGTCGTTTTCTCGCGGGATTGAGCAGCGCGTGGAGTCTTATTTTCATCAATTTTATTCATATGCCTACTCCTTCACGTATTTCGCATATTCTTCAAGTGGCACACCTAATTTTTTAGCAATCGCTACTTGTGATGGTGTGAGCCTCACTGTTTTGCGTCCAGTTCGTGTGGTCCTGTTAGCAGAAGCAACTGTTTGGACGGGTTGTTTGCTTCCTTGGACTTCTCCCCCATCGTTAAACTTTTGGGGAAACTCAGTTCGAAGTCTTCTGTCAATCTCTTCGTAGTATTCATCAGAAGATGGATTATATCCTTCTTCCTCCACAAGTTTCTTGT